AGAAGCACGATTAGACCAAGAACAAAAATGGCTGAAGGTATCAGAAAAAGCCAAAATGATTTGGGATGTAGCACTGCCCTGCGACTCTCATCCGTACTTACTTAGTAAGGGTGTTGCATCCCACTCTTTAAGAGAGCATAAAGGAAAGCTTATGATTCCTATTATGGATGAGGCAGGCAAGCTGTGGAGTTTGCAAATGATACAGGAGGATGGTGGTAAGCGATTTTTAAGTGGTGGTAAGACTGGTGGTTGTTTTTACATCATCGGAACCCCCATGATAAAAAATGCGAACAAGGTGGGTATAGGTGAAGGTTATGCAACTTGTATGACCATTCATGAACAAAAACAAATCCCCATGATAGTCTGCTTTAATGCAGGCAACATGTTCAGCGTATCTAAAAAGCTATCAGTGGCATTGCCTAATAAAGAATTTATTATCTATGCAGATAACGATGCCAACCATGTAGGACAAGACAAGGCTATTGCAGCAGCACAGGTTACTAATGCTAGTGTGGTTATGCCTGAAGAAGAGGGCATGGATTTTAACGACCAAGTGGCTGTTAGTGGTGAGCTGATAGAAAAGAAGGTTGATGTTCCTGAGTTGGTAGAGTTTGACAAGACCACCAACGGCAGAATCATGGCAACTACGGACAACTACCATGCTCTTATGAATAGTCATGGGATAGATTGTCACTACGATGTCATCAAGAAACGTATTGATATCGACATACCTAACTTCAAACCGATTGCTGACTTAAAAGATGAAGCACTCTTGGTGGAGGTTGAAAACCTTTGTATCAAGAACTTCGTACCACATCAAAGAGTCAGAGACGCTATGAAAATAATAGCTAAAGAAGTCAACCCAGTGGCACAGTGGATTACCTCTAAGCCTTGGGATGGTGTCAATAGAATCGATGATTTCTGCAACACGGTGAGCAGTAGAGACACCATATTAAAGAATATGCTGATGAGGAAGTGGTTGCTCTCTTGTGTGGCTGCAGCTTTTGAAGACGATGGTGTGGCATTAGAAGGACTCTTAGTATTCCAAGGAGCACAGGGATTGGGTAAGACGCTATGGTTTAAACGCTTGGCTGATTTCAGCAAGGGGTGGCTCTGTGAAGGAGCAACGCTTGACCCTAAGGACAAAGACTCAGTAAAAAAAGCAGTCAGTCACTGGATAGTAGAACTGGGCGAATTAGAATCCACATTTAAGAAGGCAGATATTAATCAGCTCAAAGCATTTATTACATCAAGGTCAGATGAAATGAGACTGCCATACGACAGGAGCTTTACTAACTACCAAAGACGCACAGCTTTCTTTGCATCGGTTAATGAGCCTGAGTTCTTAGCAGACGGTAGTGGTAACAGAAGATTTTGGTGTGTAAAGGTTACAGACATCAATCCACATCACGGCATAGACATGCAACAAATGTGGGCAGAGGTTAAGTCTACTCTTTATAAAAAAGGAGAAAAGAATTGGTATCTATCCAAAGAAGAAAGAGAGATGCTCCAAGAATCTAACGAGGGTTTCAGGACGCAAGGTGCTGTCGAAGATTTATTATTACAACATGTGAACTTCGATGCAGACACAGAAGACAAGGAAGCATGGCAACTCACTGCACTATTAAGGTCACTGGGTATACGCAACCCTCGCAACATAGATTTCAAAGATGCCAGTAGGGTTCTTACAGACAGAGGCATAGAACCTAGAAAGACTAACGGTAAGAAGGTATACGATGTAAGTTTGATAGACTTACCTGAAGAAAAAACACAATGGGAGGAATCACCCTTTTAATTTAGGATAATCATGAGACCACAATCAGCAAAACAAAAGGGTAGGTTGCTACAGCAAAAGTTTAGGCAGATGCTCGTGGACTTATTGGGATTAGACGAAGAGGACTTGGAAAGCAGACCTATGGGTTCCCAAGGCGAGGATATCATCATGGGTAAACAATCAAGAGAGCAATTTCCCTACAGCATTGAATGTAAGAATCAGGAAGCATTGAATGTGTGGAAGTCCTACGACCAAGCACAAACGAATTGCAAGGGCTATGAACCACTGCTTGTCATTAAAAGAAACAAGAGCAAGGTCCTTGTGGTCTTGGATGCAGAGTATTTTGTGAAGCTGCATCTTGACTCTGATAGCACAGGGTAGGGCAGGGCATGGTAAATAGCTCAACATTTGGTGTTTATGTGTTAGGTGCAAGGGATAGGGTATTGCAAGGAGAGACCGATACCCTTTTCCTTACCCTGACCGTGAGACCCCATTGCTACGCTGTTTAGGTTGGCTATAGTGTATAGGGTATAGTTATATTAATAATAATAATAATATATATAATATAGGAGTAGGTATACATATACGGTATGGCTAATATATAACTATATAGTATTAGGGAAAGCTTACCCTCTACCCTCTACCCTAAATGGATTTAATACAAGGAATTGATATGAGTGAATACAAGAAGAAGAAAGGTAAAAGAGCACCTGACAAACCATTGGTTAATAGACCCAGTGCATTTGAGGATGACCCTGAGTTTCAGTTGACTGATATGCAAACTGCATTTGTGTGGCATTATGTCAATGACAACTGCACACAAACCGAAGCTGCAAGAAGAGCAGGCTTTGAGTTTCCTGCTCAAGCTGCAACTAGGTTTCTCAATGGTAAAGAATATCCTAATGTACTCAAAGCCATCAAGGTTGGTAAAGAAGAGCTTGCTCATAAATATGCAATCACTCCTGAGAAGACAGCTAAGATGCTATGGCAGATAAGTGAAGAGGCATACAACAAAGGACAGTTCAATGCATCGGTATCTGCATTGCGTGAACTCAATGAACTGGCAGGATTAAAGATAAAGAAGACAGAGAATCTAAACATAACAGCGAACTTGGATAACATGAGCCACAAAGATATTGAGGGAAGACTGAAGGAGATATTCGGAGGCGATATCATTGACGCACAGTATGACGATGTATGACGTATTCTAAGTTCATGCAGTTCATTAATATCTTGTAGAAAACCAAGTGAGGGCGTTTTTTCTCCACAAAACATCTAAATCTGACCAAAAAATAAAAAACAACGCAATATCAGTAACTTACGACAGATTTCTGTATGACAACTGTAGGACATTGTTGCATCATGCTAATCGCTATGTGTGCACAGTGCTAACATTAGCACTTTTGCATGCTCTGAAAGCCTTATAGGCAGTGACTCTATTGGATTCCAAAACCAAAGTCGAAAAAAAATATATTTTATGACCCTACACCCCAAAATATCGGCGTGCTGTCAGCAGAGCAGTAGCAACTGAGTTACACAAATTTTATATTCATTTTTTCAAGTAAGTGTTGTACTTAACATAAATCAATGTATAATCTAATTTTAAAGGACCTAATATGAAAATAGACAAAGCTGCACTAAAAGAGTCAATCGCCGACACCCTCCTTGGAGCTCTGTTCAATTTCCCTCTGTCTTGGCTAACTATTACGATAGTTCTACTATTTACTCACAACTCGTTTATAATTTCTTTAAGCCAATTGATTGTGTTATCAATCTTGGCTATTATCAGAAGATATTACACAAGAGTATATTTTGATAAGCAGAACAAAAGGAACGGATTATGAGCACAGAAAAAGATAAAGACCTAGAGACAATAATCTCTGAACTCGAATACACAAACAAAGCTCTATATGAGATAAATAAAAATCTTGCTAATTTGGTTTTAATCCATCAAGTACAATTGGTTGCAGTTGAAGAAGCGTTACAAGTAACTGAAGCTCAAACAAATATCCCTAAAAAGAAAATACATTAATTTGAACATAAGTGTTGACTTTAATACTTTATGCCCTCATAATGGACACTGTAACAAACAACATATTAGGAGTAAAAATATGAGTAGAGACAAAAATTCATGCAATGTTCACCTGAACTGGCATGAAACTAGGGTGGTAAAAGAGGTCTTTGAGATTCTTGTAAAGAATCCAAACAACAAACATCTTTTAGACAACGAAAACTTCGTGCGTATTTTGGACCGTTCAAAAAACGCTTGCAAGAATCAGGACGAATATCCTGCCAAGATAGAAGCCATGCACGAGCTTCAAAAAAATAACCCTTGTTGGGTTGGCTACGAGGGTGACAATGTCTAATACAAAAAAAATGACCAAAACACAGCAACTCAAGAAGCAGCTCAAAAACAGCTTGCATGAAGAAGTGACTGTCGACACACACCACTACGGAACCAAGACCTTCACCATAGGTGACTTCTTGGATAATCAGATTGTCTGTGCTAGATGCCAAGAAGAGATGCCTGCATGGCATAAAGACCAACTGGTTCACCCAGTTATGACTGCATTGACCAAGTTGGCTGCTGAAGAGGAAAGAGAGAGAAAGGAAGCTGAAGCAGAAGCCAAGAAGAAAGAGGTGGCATGATGACTAAACAATGGCACGGTGGCAAAGGCGACCGAAACAGAACTAGGGATATTGAGAAGTTCAACGATAACTTTGACAGAATATTTGGTGCAAAAGAACGCTTTAAGAGGTTTGAGAAAAATTTTGCGAGGACAATCACAAAACCTGAACAACAAGATAAGGGGGGAGAATCATGAGTTGGCAAACAGATTGGAAAATAGATAAAGGTGTAGCTATACCTGATAAGAAACATAGGTATGGAAGCAGTAGTAGAGATGAATTTTTAAAGACGCTTGAGATAGGTGATTCTTTTGTTGTGCAACAACACAAACATGACGAAAGAAAAAATCCAACTTCAACCATTGTGGCTCATGGTAAACGTCTTGGCATGAAGCTGACCTCAAGAAAGATTTATTCTGAAGAGGACCCAAAAGATTTTCATTACAGAATTTGGTACGTTGAGAAGATTGAGCCTATTGCAAGAAAAGAGCAAAAGGAAGGTGTGCCTAATTACGAAGTAAGCTCTAATACCTACAATGATTTAGCCACAGGTAGACTACCAAACGACATACTTTTTTTGGCTGAACAGAACGAAGAAAACAAAGCAATAGTTGAAGATATTAGAAGGTTGAATAAAATACTGATTGAAGAATTAAACAAACAGAACATAAAACTACCTGAGGGGGAATAAAATGGCATCGTCAAATTTAATACTAGAGATAGTGCAGCTTTTTAAACAAATGGAAAAAAAAGAATCACAGAAAGAATTGATTGAGATACTTAAAAAAATACAAAAAGGTGAAAAATGGAAAGATTAGAATACGAATCAATCTATGGCTACTGCAGAGTATCTTCTGATGAGCAAGCCAAAAACGGTACCTCGCTTGGTGAGCAGAAAAAGACTATTACCAAGATGTCCATGTATCTTTTTGACAAAGAGCCTGATGGTTTTTATGTTGATGATGGTGTCAGTGGTACTTTAGATTTTGACAGAAGACCCAACGGCAAAGAGCTCAAACGTAATCTTGAGCCTAACGACGTGGTGTTAGTTGCCAAGCTCGACAGATTGATTAGAAGATTAAGCGTGCTTTGCAATATCAGAGATGATTTTAATGAGATAAACATACATTTGTTTGCTCACGACATCTTAGGTGGTGCCGAATCTATTACTACCTCTAAGTCGCCCAATGTAAACATGTTTGTCAACATGATGGGCACCTTTGCTGAATGGGATAAAGAAGAAACTGCTAGAAAGCTGTATCAAGGAAAGATGGCTTGTGTTGAGCAAGGCAGACATATAGGTGGAGGCGTACCTTTTGGCTATGAGCTTATCAAAGAAGGCAAGCATAAGTACCTCAAAGAGATACCTGAACAGCAAGAAATTATCAGATACGTAGACAAATCGCTTGCAAGACACAAAGCCAAAGGCAGAAAAACACCGTGGCGTAGTATCAGCAAGCAAATCAAGTCTTTGTATAAAGCTGAGATACCACCGTGGAAAGTTTCAAGAATTGCATTGAGAAAGCTTAAAGATAGAGCAAGTGTGTGATATATTTGATGCATGGAAAACAAGGACGGCACTTATCCAAACGATGTTGGCTCGATTGAGCCTATACCTTTTAACGAAAGAACGCCTGTCTTGGACATGCTACCGACCAATGTCAGAGATGCACTCGAAGGAATCGGTGGCTTGTTAGACGACCCAATGATTGCTATGCCCGGTGGCTTTGCTAGGATGCCATTGAAAAAACTTATGCAAGAGCTTGCAGAAAGAAAAGTTATTTTCAAGCAACAAGGCGATAAATTTAGAAGAGCTAGAGAGGTAGAGCAAAGTGCTATTCGTGATGGCTATTTGCCTGATATAGAAGGCAGTCAAAAAATCATGCGAAACACAAACAACTACGGCAAGAAAATTAAATCCGAAATGGATGAGCTACAAAAACTTATAGATAACTATGGCAACCCTTGATAACGTCAATTTATTTGCAAACGGTGGTCCTACTAGCAACAGTCTTGAGGACGAATACCAAAAGCTTGTAGCCGTAATTAATTCACCGGGAGTTATGGGTACGCCACCTACGTTTGAAGAATTTGTTGCTATGAGACAAAAACAACAAGCAGCCGATACAGCTAGACGAACCATGACCGAAGAACTTGGTTCAGGCAATATCAAGAAAGCTTACGAAGAAGGCTTTACCCAGTTGCCTATTTTAGAACAGCTTGGCACCTATGTATTCCCACCTACAGGCGTACCGATTGAAACTTATGAAACTGGCTATTTTGCTGACCAAGCAGGCTTTGGTATGAAAAGTCCACAAGAGTTTGCAATAGATGTATTGAATCCAAACACCAACATATTTCAAAAATTGCCAGTAAAAGCAGAAGACCCTATGAGTGCTGTATTAGCACCTTTATCTGCACTAGGTGCCCTAGGTGGTATTGGCGAACTTGCCAACATACCCAAAGCAGGACTTATGGCATTAAGAAGATTTCAACAAAAGTCTATGGATGGTGGTGGTGGTGGTGGAATCGGTGGATTGCCAGTGCCAAAACAAGAAACTACTAAAGACTTAGCAGGTTACAAATCTAATGTGCTTGAAGAAGCAAAAGCTGTGAGTGACGAATTATCACCAAAAGCTTTGTTGCAATATTTAAAAAGCAACAAAAGAACCAATCCATCTAATAACAAAACAGGTACAGCTTTAAAGCAAACAGAAATAGACGAAATAGATTTTGATGCTTTTGAAGCAGAAATGAAACAAATGTCCTCCAATTACGATTACACCAACGAAGACATACTCCAATACATAGATAACAACAGAGTACAACTCTATCGTGTATCAAGAAGCGAGAGTCCTACTTATACAAGTGGTGGTGGCAGCGATAGCATTGAACTTGAGCTTGATGAGCCTCTGACACAACAAATACGAGATGAAAGAAACGGGTCATATTTTATGAATTACAAGACATTTGCAAA